GTACTCGCCAGGCTCCAGCACATAGGTGGCCGGCTTGATGCGCTGCATCACGGCGGGCAGCGAGCCGGGCCGGGGCTCCCACTCGGTGTGCGTGCCGCGGTTGTTCTGGTAGAAGTACTGCTGCATGAACGCGCCCTTGCTGCGGCCCAGCAGGCTCTGGTCGATCACCTTGCACTGCCCGAACACATCCTCCAGCCCGTTGCTGGTGAACGAACCTGTCAAGCCCCAGCGGATCTCGACGGACTTGATGACCTTCTCAAACGCCTTGAAGCGTTTGCCGCCGGGGTTCTTCAGCCGCGTGAGTTCGTCGAACACCACCGCGTCGAACTGCACGTCCTGTTCGGCGAGCCACTGCAGGTTGTCGTAGTTGGTGACGATGACGTCAGCGTCGCTGTCAAGTGCTGCTTTACGCTGGGCGGGCGTGCCGACCGCTACACGCACCTTGAGGTTTGGCGCCCACTTGGTGGCCTCCACCGGCCAGACCGAGGTGGCCACCCGCAACGGCGCGACGACGAGGGGGCGAATGCCTTCGTCCTCCACCAGGTCGCGCATGGCCGTCAGCGTGATCGCTGTCTTGCCTGCACCCACTGGCGCGAGGATCATCGCCCGGTCGTGCTCGTACAAGAAGTCAGCGGCCTGCTCTTGGTAGGGGCGCAGTTTCATGCATGGCTCCTTGCGCGGATGGCGGCAGCGCACTCCTGTGCAATCAGCTTCCCCGCTCCAGTGGTTGGTCGCTCTGCTGCAAGTTCATCGCACACCTTCGCACACGCCTCGCGCTCCTGCGCAGCGACAAGGGCGGCGAAGCGTTCAAGCAGGTCCGGCTCTCCTTCATATCCAGCAATCATTCCGCTTTCATACGCCATATCCATTACTTCTTCGCGGGTCATATCGTCACCACATAACGCAGGAAGTTGTCCACATCTGCGGCGCCGTAAACGCAGCAGTAGTTGCAGCCCAGTGCTTGCGCTTCGCGCTTGAACACTTCCTGCAACGGCGACAACTTGCCGTTGTCGGTCTTGACCTCCACGAACAACACGCGCCCACCAGGCAGCACGACCAGACGGTCGGCCACACCACGGTGAGCGGGCGATACGAACTTGTACGCCTTGCCGCCGAGGGCTTCGACACCCTTGACCAACCTGCGTTCGACGTCTTTCTCAAGCATGGCGGTTACGTCCTCGAATTTCATCGGCGCAAATTTTTGCGACCGGCGTTGGCGACTGCGACATCATGTCAAACCAATCGTTGTTGTCACACACTTGCGCGCACTTTTCGCGTTCTAGCGCAACCGCAACCGCGATGGTTTCGTGGACTGCGCGTAGGCAAGTTTCGCGTTCAGCAGCAGCAACTAGAGCCGCAAAGTGCATGAGCTTGTCTTTTGCCAAGCGACCAATGCATTTAGCTTCTGTTGCCATGCGGATTACATCGTTTTGTGTCATCAGACTGTTCTCCGAAATTTTGTGTTGGGCCATGTCCGTAACTTTACAGCGGCAAAAAGTCTTGTGCAAGTCTTTTTTGTGCGATACACTGCAGTCCTCATCAGTTCACTGGAGTCCACATGCAACACAGTAAAGTAGTCGGCGGCTCCTCCGCCAAGCGCGTCATCAACTGCCCAGGCAGCGTGGCGCTCGTCGCAAAGATGCCGCCGCAAGCAGAAAGCAAGTACGCCGCCGAAGGAACCATGCTGCACGGCTGCATGGAAGACCTGCTGGCCGACGGCGAGATGGGCGACGTGATCGCCAAGCACAACCTGTCGCCCGAGCAGGCCGAGAAGCTGCAGTTCTGCCTCGACGCGCTCGACCAGATCGACCCCGAGCAGAAGATGCAGTTCGTTCAAGAGGTCGAAGTGGAGTTTGAGGGCGTCAAGGCGCTGGAAGGCGTGTTTGGCAACGCCGACTTGGTGGGCCGCATCGGCGACCGCGGCATCATCCTTGACTGGAAGTTCGGCGACGGCGTGATGGTCGAGGCCGAGGAGTCCGAGCAGGGGCTGTTCTACGCCGCGGCGGCTCTCAAGACCAGCAAGGTGCAGTGGGCCTTTGACGGCGCGACTGAGGTCGAGATCGTGATCGTGCAGCCGCCGCACGTCAGGCGCTGGGTGACGACGTTCAAGCGCGTGCATGAGTTTGAACGCGAACTGGTGGTGGCCGTGCAAGCCGCCAAGCGACCCGACGCGCCCGTCGTGATCGGCGACCACTGCCGCTGGTGTACTGCCAAGCCGATCTGCCCGCAAGTCAGCGGTGCCATCGACCGCGTGACCCACACGGCGCTGGCCACGGTGGATCCCGAGGCGCTGGGCCAGGCGCTGGCGCTGGCCGAGCGGCTGGAGGACTTCATCGCTGACGCTCGCAAGCTGGCGCAGGAGCGGCTGGAGAAGGGCATGCCCGTGCCAGGTTATAAACTGGTCCCCAAGCGGGCGACCCGGCAGTGGGCCGATGACAAGGGGATGCACGTTGTCTGGCTGAACGCCGGCATCGACCCCACGGTCTACCAGGAAATCAAAATGCGCAGTCCTGCCCAGATGGAGAAGGTCTGCAAGGAGCAAGGCGTCACGTTTCCGGCCAATCAGGTCGTGAGCGTCTCGTCCGGCAACACCCTCGCACCGGAGAGCGATCCCCGGCCCGCGGTGGTGCTCATCGGGCAGCAACTCGTTGCGGCCCTTCATAAACTGAAGTGAAAGGTTCAATCGTGTCTAGTAATCTTGTAGCGTTTTCCCAGGCCGGCCTGCCGGCAGTTTCCTCTCTGTCCACGGCCCTGCGCGCCATCGCACCTGACGTGGGCTCCCTCACGGTCATTTTGAAGATGGACAAGACGGGCCACTGGGTGTTTGGCGCGGACCAGACCGAGGTGGAGGATGGCTCCTTGTGGGCCGTCAATCCCTTCAGTTTTGTCCACGGTTTCATCGCGTGGGGCGCGGACAAAACTCCTGTAGCGGGCACTGTTTTGGGTGAAAAAATGGTTGGCATCACGCAACCTTTGCCTGAAATGGGGCCTGCTCCGGAGAACAACGCGCGAGGGTGGGAACCGCAGGTCGGATTCAGCCTGAAGTGCGTCAGCGGGGAAGACGCTGGCGTGGAAGCGCGGTTTGCCGTGACCAGCGTCGGTGGTCGGCGTGCGGTGCAAGGGCTTGCGGTGGCCATCGCCATGCAAGTGGAGAAGGACCAGACCAAGCCCGTGCCGGTTGTGGCGCTTAAGAAAGACCACTACCAGCACAGCTCTTACGGGCGCATCTATGTGCCCGTGCTTGATGTGCAGCACTGGGTCGGCATGGACGGCGCGGCTGACGAAGCCACCGAGCCTGCCGAGGCGCCCGCCGCCGAGCCGGCACCGACTGGCCGTCGTCGTCGCGCGGCCTAACCAAGAGAGGGGGCCGGGGTCGAAAGGCCCCGGCTTTTTGCTATGGTCTATTACAACGAGATCGACCCCTATGCGGCGCAGTGGCTGCGCAATCTGATTGCAGCGGGTCACATCGCGTCGGGGGTGGTTGATGAGCGGTCTATTTGCGACGTGGATTCTGCGGACCTCGCAGATTTCACGCAGTGTCATTTCTTCGCCGGTATCGGCGTCTGGAGCCTCGCCCTGCGCCGCGCCGGATGGCCCGATGACCGGCCTGTCTGGACCGGCTCCTGTCCCTGCCAGCCTTTCAGCGCCGCAGGCAAGCGAGACGGTTTCAGTGACGAGCGCCACCTCTGGCCGCACCTGTTCCGTCTCATCGCGCAGCGCCGCCCTCCAATCGTCTTTGGCGAGCAGGTTGCAAGCCGCGACGGCCTTGAGTGGCTCGACCTTGTACAAGCTGACTTGGAAGGCGCGGATTACGCCAGCGCAGCGGTCGATATCTGCGCTGCGGGCGTCGGCGCCCCCCACATCCGACAGCGGCTCTACTGGGTGGCCGACGCCGACGACGCGCGATTGGAAGGGCGGTTCGCAGTGCGACAACGTGCCGACGAATGCGCTGCTGGGCCGCACGGCATGGCTGACCGGGTGGCCAACACCGAGAGCCAGCGAAAGGCCGCAAACGAACTTCGACGAGATAGCGGAGAACGGCAGCAGTTGGAAGGGGCAGGGGCGCGGCGCAACAGTTGCGACGATGGCCGAGATGTTGCGCAGCAACCCGCAGCCGGCCCGACTAACGGCCACTGGCGAGATGCTGACTGGCTCCACTGCCGGGATGGAAAGTGGCGGCCAGTTGAACCCGGCACATTCCCGCTGGCTCATGGGGCTACCGCCCGAGTGGGACGCCTGCGCGCCTACGGCAATGCCATCGTCCCGCAAGTCGCGGAAGCCGTCATCCGGGCCTACATGCAATGATCTGGATTGACTTTGAAACAAAATCCGACTGCGACCTCACGGTGGCAGGGGCTTACAACTATTCGCAAGACGCCAGCACAGAAGTGCTGTGCATGGCGTATGCGCATGACGATGAGGATGTGCAAATTTGGCAACCGAGCCAAGAATTTCCAAAATCAGTTCGGCAGGCCGTGCTGGCCGGTGAGCGCGTCTACGCCCACAACGCGGCGTTCGATCGGCTGATCTGGACGTATGTCCTGTGGTCAGACCACAACGCGCCTGTCCCTAAGCTGGAGCAGTTCTACTGCACCGCTGCGCAGGCCCGCGCCAACTGCGCGCCGGGCTCGCTGGAGGACGTGGGGCGGTTTGCCGGCGCCAGTATGCGCAAGGATCACAAGGGCGCTGCGCTGGTGCGCAAGTGCTGCATCCCGCCGTTCAAGCACACGCCCCAAGACCTGGCCGACCTGTTCGGCTACTGCGCTCAGGACGTGCGTGCGATGCGGGCCATCAGCAAGGCCCTGCGCCCGCTGTCCGCCGAGGAGTTGTCCGACTACTGGGCGAACGAGCGCATCAACGACCGCGGCGTGCTGGTGGACGTAGACCTCGCCAAGGCCGCGCAGGCCTACGCTGTGGAAGAACTCGACGCCATCCAGCAGGAGGTGCGCGAGGTGACGGACGGCGAGATCACATCGGTGCGCTCACCCCGCATGCGCGAGTGGGTATGGGAGCGCGTTGGCCCCGAGGCGCGCGGCTTGATGACGGTTCACAAAGACGGCGAAGAAAAGCAGTCCATCGACAAGACCGTCCGTGCCGCACTGCTGATCCTAGCAGAGGAGAATCCTGATGAAGTACCCCCTGACGCGGCGACCGTCATCCAGTGCGCAGATGACCTTTGGGCATCGTCGGTCGCCAAGTTCGTCCGTATGGCCGCGCTTGCGGATGTCGAAGATCACCGTGTGCGTGGCGCGTTCGTCTTTGGTGGCGGTGCTGCCACAGGCCGGGCCAGTTCTTACGGGCTGCAAGTCCACAACTTCGCCCGCAAGGTTGCCAAGGATCCGCAGGCCGCGCGCCATGCGATGTGCCGTGGACATCAAATCGTGCCTGCGTTCGGCAAGCGCGTCACCGACGTCCTGAAGGGGATGCTGCGCCCGGCGCTGATACCCGCGCCCGGTAAACAGTTCGTCGTCGCTGACTGGTCGGCCATTGAAGGCCGCGTGAACCCGTGGCTGGCCGCAACGCCTGCGGGTGACGCCAAGCTGGAGGCGTTTCGTCGCGGGCTGGACGCCTACATCGTCAACGCGGCCGCCACCTTCGGCACCACGTACGACGCCATCCTGGCCGGCTACGAGGCCGAGGACGCTGCGGCCACCGGCCAGCGCCAGATCGGCAAGGTGCAAGAGCTCGCCTGCGGGTTCGGGGGTGGCGTGGGCGCGTTCGCCGCGATGGGGCGCGTGTATGGCGTGAACCTGGACGAGCATGAGGCCAAGCGAATGGTCAACGCTTGGCGCAAGGCCAACCCGTGGGCGCCGCTGTTCTGGAGCGACCTTGAGCGGGCCTACATGGGTGCCATGCGGCGCAAGGGACAGGCGGTGCCGGCAGGGCGAGTGTCCTACTTGTTCGATGGGGCTCATCTCTGGTACGCGCTGCCATCTGGGCGTATCCTCTGTTACCCCCACGCGCGACTCGACTCGGATGGCATCAGC